CGATGCCTGCACGAACACCGTTAACCATAAGATCGGTGTTACCAACGATCAAAAGTGGATTTCCTGCTGGTGCAGCTGAAGCAGCTGAAGATGTAGCAGCGCCTGCTGATACGACTACTGGGTAGCCGAATAGAGTTGCTCCACGAGCACCTAGTGGATCCTGAAGAATTGGGCGATTGTTGTCATCAACAAGGCCACGAAGAGTTCCTAGGAATGATGGGTGGATGATGAATGCTGTCTTAGCTGCATCAAAGTATGAAGATTGTTCGATCTTTGAAAGAACATCGTTCAAGTCTGCGAATGTAACAGCGCCTGCTGTTTGGATGAGGTTAGAAGCTGAGTTGTACTGTGAAACTTCACGATATACAGAAGTATATGGTGCTGTGTCTGTTCCGTCTCCTGCAACTGTCACACCAAGGCATGCGTTGTCGAATTTCTTTGCCCAGTTGGTTGCCCACTGAGTCTTGTATGTATTAAGTACATCGATGAATGAGTCATTCATATCCTCTTCAGAGATGTGCATAATCTTAGCCCACTTACGAGCTGTTAGGGTGATGTCGTCTAGAGTTACAGATGATTCACCGATTGTCGCACCTTCAGCATAAACTGCTGGAGCATCTCCAACGAAACGTGGAACACGCTTCACAGAAGTTGCCATTGGCTCACGACGTGCTTGGCTTTCAATTGCAGAATTCTGCAATGCAGCCTGAACAACGTTGGAGCTGTGCTCTTCGATGATATAACCATTAGCGACAGTAAGTTCTTGTCTTGCCATTATAGTTTTATCCTTTTCATAAGTTAGATTTTGTTAGCTTGAGATTAATATTCGTCCAAATATTTCTGTCTGCAAGCCTAAACGTCCATCTAGCTTGCACACATCTATTATACACTAAATAATTTCTCCAAGCACGTATTTTGCCTGTAATTCGGTTGCAGATAGCGGAGAATCAACAGATGAAGATACTCCAGAATCAGCACGTCCGCCGACAATTTTCTTAGGGTCAAATAGTTCAGGGAAATCCGTTTTAAGGGCATCCAATTGGCTATCCAATCCTTCGATTTCAAAATCATCAGTTAAATTAATTTCTGATGTTTTAATATACTTAAGCAATTTATCAGCATTAGGAACCCCATTTTCCATGAGTTGTCTAATTATCTTGTCATTCTTAAGTTTAGTTTGTACTAAGTTAGCTCTTTCTCTAGTAGCAGCAATTTCTGCCTCTACCGCTTCCTTTTCCATTCTAAAACGCTTAGCGTCATTTTTTGCACGATCCAGAGCAGCCAAAACTGCTACTGGGTCTTTGATCTCTGTAGATGTACCTTCTACGAGTTCATTTTCCATTTTATTCTCCTAATCGTCCAATTAAGGATTAACTTCGCCTTGCTCCTGATTTAGGGCATAAGCACGTTCCATAGCCTGTTGCTCTAGAGCGTAATTGTGTGCGTTTACAACTTCAGATGTAGGAACTGGTGGCAAGCCCTGTTGTGCCTGCGACTCAGCTACAATTGCATCTGCAATTTCTGGGTCATAACCTGCCTCAAGAAGAATCTGGTATAAACCTACACCAACTGACTTCTTGCGAACTGCTATATCCCAATTGTCTAGCGAATCTACTGATTCTGCATTTTCCCATTTGATTTCTACATCAGCTGGAATATTTTCAATCTTAAACATGAATTTGAACAAGTCTCTCCATGTTGAACCGAATGAAAGCTGTCTATTTAGTACTTTCTTGAATAAAGGAGCTTCAGCCACACGAAGTGCCTGTCCTGATGGAAGTGTTGCTCCTCTCATGAAGTAATGATTTGGTGTTGATGTAATTGATGCCATTGCGTTGACATATTCAATTACTGGATTTGTAAAGATACCTGGGTCTGCTGCTGGGAATTGTCCAACAGATGAGACACCTTGTAGATACCATAGTTCACCTGGACCATTTTGTAGGGCTGCCAAGTTCTCTCTTGCTGTATCATCATCAGAGAAATCATCAAATTCGTTTGAATTTCCTCCTGCAGCAAGCGCATAACGCTGTGGTGCACCCTGATAATCTACAGTCAACATGTGTGTTGAAATAAGCTTATTAATAGCATCTTGTGGACCGTATGCATCAGCATGTTCTGGTCTTCCAAATGGCTTGTGTGTGCGGAAGTGGAATACTGGAATCTCACCCCATGGATTTGGGATTGTTTCCATCGCAGTCATGTTCATTTGGTGTGAAACTAGGTCAATGTCTCCATATCCAACATATTTCTCAATGCGATCTGGATAATACATGTTTAGTTTAAGAATCTTCTGGTTGTTAGAAGTTATTTGCCATAGTTTAGCTGCAAATTCTTTTTCACGAGGATTCTCTTGGCTATAAACTACACATGTTGTCATTGGTGAGTTGTAGTCAATTGTTAGTTCTCCATTTTCGTTTGGCCAAACAATTGCATATGAATCTCCATAGACAAGCGCATTTCTATGAATTTCGTTAATATCAAGCTTTATGTCTGTCTGATCCCAAATAGTATCAATATAGTCCATAGCTTCTTCTGTTCCTGCCATGACTTGCTTGATTTCCAAACGATTTAGAACTGCATCTACTACTGTTTTAGAAAAATTAAATCTAAAATCGCTGCCCTCGTAGCGAAATAGCTTAAACCAGCGTTGATTTGCAAATACCTCAGCGTTTACGCCTTCATAATACGCCTCAGCTTGCTTATAACCTTCTCGTTTTGTGATAATTTGTTCAAGGGCTACTCTTACGTCTTTCATCTTATCTCCTTAAATAACTTAATTGTTTTGCAAATACTTTAGGCGCCTTGTTGTCTAAAAAGTATAACACTCCAGAAACAACTGCGTCAAGAACGTCGTCGTGGGATACCTTTGGAAAAGAAAACATTTGCTCTTCAAGGGCTGGGAAATGATTAGTATGTCTAACCTTACCTTGTTGATAGAAGTTTAATGCCTTTCCTGCACGTATTTGCTTTGATACTGATTGTTTTACTGATCTATATCGTACTGGTATGTCCTTAAACACATCGTACCATAGATCTCCACCTTGGTTTGTTTCAACATATATGACTCCTGCATCATAAATGTCTACCAAGGCTTCTACTCTTTCTGCTAATTCAGAAGGAGAAACCTTTAACTGTATTGCTTCTCTGACATAAATATTGTCATCTTCGCCTCTAGACAATACCGCAATACCTGTATAGTCAGAAATCTTATTCTTTGTTACTGCTGGGTCTATGGAGATTATAGTATTTCCATATTCCTCTTCATCTAATATGATGTCTTCGTATGTCCAGAAGTTACCATCTGTATTTACAGGACGATTCATATAGTTTTTAGCGAAGTCACGTAGGTGTCTTTGGCTTTGAAGCCACTCTAGAGGCCATTTCTCAGGCCATACGGAGCGTTCTGAGCCATCATCGTTGGGTAGGATGGCTGGATAGTAGTGGACATTAACATTCTGGTCTGTAATCCACTGTAGAGACTGATCTCTATCTCCATCTGCATACTTACGTAATTGGTCCATCATTGAATTAGGCATGGTGGTAGTACCCACAACAATCATTCTTGCGTAAATATTCATAGGGGCAATGTCGTCAAACACTGTATTCATTTGACGACCTGCCTGGTATTCAGAGTAATTCTTTTCACCCTTCTCAATATCATCAAGAATAATAAGGTCAGGGCGTTGTCCAAATACCTTTTTACCTAGAGAGTTAGTATCGATACCGTTGGCATCGAATATGAAGTCATTTGATTGAACAATACGCCATGAATTATTAGCCATAGCCCTGCCCACACCAGATAACTTAGGACTACATAACTCAGGGTAGTCCAATCTTAAATATTCATTTGTGTCTAGTTCGTTCTTAAATGTCATTAAGTGCGTCTCAGCCTGAGAAGCAGCATCTGAGAATGCAGCTACGAATTTAATATGACCGTGGGCGGCGGCCCACATAGGAAGAATCAAGAAGATCCATGTAGATTTGCCACATTCACGAGGTGCAATAAATGCATCTCTATTTTGCTTAGGTGTAGTTGGCTTTGTGATCCATTGCTTTCCATATTCACCTAGTGCCCAGTGAAACTCTGAAAGTGTAATTTCACCATTTGCATTCTTCAAATGCTCTGGCAAATAGATCAAAGCAAAAAGCATAGGGTCATATTTAGTTAATTCCCGCCTGCCTTCTGGAATTGATAATAATAGAGGATCTATATCATCAAATACTTTTGCTATATCTATCATTTTTACCTTTCAAATTTTTTTACAGTTCCAAATAAAAATTAATTTAATTATTCATTAATTTGGGTGGTCATAGCTTGTCTAATAGATTCATTTCTCATTTTAGCTTCATTCAATATGTCTATAATAGCCAAATCAGATCCATCTTTATTTCTTTGTTCATTAATGTTAGTTGATTTACCTTCAATTAGATTAATTGTTTGTATAGCCTTATGTATAGCATTTGATAACTTATTGATATCTTCTGCCAATAGATCTTCTTGATATAGTTTCTCTATAGATCTATCTAATACTGCCTGTGCCGCCAATACTTTCTCTTTATCTTTATAGAAAATGTCTAATTGTTTTGACATTGATGCTAATGTATTAATGGTCGGAATGTCTAGATTTCTTTGTTTATAGAACTTACTAGCAGTATGATATGAGCCAGGATATCCTAGTTCTCTCATTGCTGGCCCAATTCCCATTTCATTAGCACATTCAATAAAATTGCTTACTTGTTCTTCGTTATATTTTGCGTATCCCATTTAATTCCTCCCAAATGTCGACAAATTGACATATGGATATGTATCCTTTTTGCATAAAATTTGACTTACGGGCGCACATTTGATATCGTGTTTATATAAATAACAAACTGTTAAACTGTGCATACGTGTTATTTCTTCCTTCTAGCGTTCTTTATCCTAGATAATGCAACAACATCTAGATCTGGTGACAATCTTCTGCTTGGTTTATTATTCAAAACCACTATCCTGCCAAGTCTTTTATTAAGCTTTGTCTTTGTTTCCTTCTTAGGCTTTGGAGGCTTTGAAGGTTTTGGAAGGCCAGATGATTTTCTTCTCTTTCCAGGTAATTCTTTATACTCACCTGTAGATGTTTTGCCATACTTTATTAGCTTAGGTCTTTTGAGTGCCATTATCTTCCTCTATATGATCTAGCTTGAGTCTTGATTGTTCTTGTTCTTCTTCTAGTTGTAGAGGTAGTACTTCTTGATTTCCCGCCCGTTGATATAGGGGTTCTACGACCATTAATCATTCTAATAATGGCTAAAGGATTGGCATTTTGACCAGCCTTAGCTATATCGTATACAGATGCCGCAATGCCCTCTTTATTTGCTCTGGCTGGGGCCTTGTAAGGCTTTTTCTTTGGATTCAAAACCTTTTGTTTTGAAGTTCTTTTTACTGCCATTCTTCTTTCTCCTTTGGTGATC